TTAAAGGTTTTCCAGTGCGCCCAGGACCTTTCCCAGGCTCTCGTGAAAAACAAGGTCCGCCCGGTCATCGAAGGGCGTGGGATCCCGGTTGATGAGCACCAGGCGATTTCCCCTGTAATAGCGCAGGAAGCCCGCTGCCGGGTACACCGTCAGGCTTGTTCCGGCCACCAGGAGCATATCCGCCGTAGAGATTGCCTCCAGAGCCCCCTCCACGGTTTTCTCGTCCAGTCCCTCCTCATAGAGCACCACGTCCGGCTTCACAATGCCGCCGCAGCTGCATCTGGGAATACCGTCACAGTTTTTCACAAAAGGGGCCGGATAGAATTTCCCGCAGCGGGTACAGTAGTTCCGCAGAATGGAGCCATGGAGCTCATAGACCCGCCGGGACCCGGCCTTCTGGTGCAGGCCATCGATATTCTGGGTTACAACGGCACTGAGCCTGCCCTCCTGTTCCCATTTTGCCAGGGTTTTGTGGGTGATATTGGGCTCCACGTCCAGAGGCATCATCTTTTCCCGGTAAAACCGAAAGAAATATTCCGGATTTTTCAGGTAGAAGCTATGGCTGATAATGGTCTCCGGCGGATAGTCAAAGCTTTGGCTGTACAGCCCATCCACACTGCGAAAATCCGGCACACCGGATTCGGTGGAGACACTGTCGTTAGGCCTCCATGTTCCGCTGTAAAGGCCATCTTTGCTTCGGAAATCTTTCACGCCGCTTTCGGTGCTTACACCAGCACCGGTGAAGGCCACAATATTGTGGCTCTCCTTCACCCATTCCCGCAAAATCTCGATCTTGTCCATAGGAACACCTCCTATGGAAATAGTAGCGCCGGTTTGCGGCTCTGTCAACAGTTTCTTCTTTTGTAACCAGATTGTTCCCATTCTGTTGTTGCTTTTCTTCCCTGCGAAGCTACTATGAACGTAGCTTTTGCATCTTACAAATGGGGGTTGGGGAAATGTGGCCATTTGACATTTTCAGAAAGAAGAAATCAGAAAACGCAGAAGAAACGCAAGAACAGACCGGAATAGTCAATGCCGAAACACAGAAAACCATTTTAGGCGAACAAAAAGATTCTGCCACGTTTGAAGAAACATCAGAATTTAATCCGTTGAGCATCGATAGCGTTATTGGTTATATAAAAACGCAGAACCCGGAATCTTCGGCGCAGGACGTAGCCAATATAATTACAAAGCTATCCGAACCGAAAGAAGATCAAGACCACTTAACCCCTGAAGGTGATTTGCCGTGGGGGTGGCGTACTGCGCATGAAAAAGAAACAAAACGATATGAAGCCAAGTACAAAAAGATGTGGTCTGCGTGGTACGAAAGCCGCTATAGCTCCCCAAACACACAGCTTGAAGCATTGGAAGCATTCGTTAGTTACATGGTTAGAACGAAAAAACTGTTTGAGAAAAAAGGGGAATGTTTCAATTATTGGCGGGATGATTTGTTCACAGACGATTATCTTGAAAAGTTGTCAAAAGAATTGGATGACTTGAAAGCAAATATTGAAAAACTAAATGCAGAATACGAAGCTAAGCAAGAGTTTGAGATCCATGTACTACCCACATTACGGGAAAATCTAGTAGAAATAATCAGAGAAAATCCAGGCATTTTGCAGAAAGATATATACAAATTATTTGACCCAATAGCAAAAGCATACATTCAGGAGCAGCTTTATTCTGCCAGCAAATCAAATCAGATTGAGCGTGAAAAAAGCGGGAATACGTACAAACTTTATTGCAAATAAAATGGGGGAAGGCCGTCAGACCTTCCCCCTTGTGCTTTGTTACAGAATATCCACATGAACGGAGTTTCCGCCGCCGATGACGTAGCAGTAGCGGAGTTTTCCCGCCTTTACCAGGCTGTCGCAGTATGTCTTGACCGCAGAGCCGGAAAAGCCCCTCACGATGATATCTGCCGCCTTGCCCTGCACATGGCGGGAGTTCGGGACGCTGCCACGCAGGGAATCGTTGTATGTCTGACACCGCACCCCGGAACCGCCGGCATGAGGATCATTTGGGGGCAGCGGTATGATGGTGATCGGCGCTTGAAAATGCTCCCAAATGTCCGTGTCCAGCGTCCGCATCAAGTTTTCGGCAGGTTCCACCGGGAAGCCACTGCACTTGCCGCAGGGGCAGCGCATTTCTTCACGCTTGAAGTGCTTGAGATCATCCCAGAATGTGCCGGTCTTGCCGCTGGTCGCCGGAGAAGCCTTGTCATCTGTGGTCTGCTTCTTCTCCGGCATCCCGTAGGCCACAGCATGGCGCAGGGCCTTTTGTGTGGCTGTTCCGGCCACGCCATCAACTGTCAAGCCGCCGAAGTCCCCCTGAAATGCCTTGACAGCTTTCCGGGTATTTGTACCGTCCATCCCGTCAATTTTACCGGGGGCATAGCCCAGATAATCCAAAAGGTTCTGAATTTGCTTGATCGTCATGTCATCACCCCCTCCCAGCCCTGGGGGTATGCGGACGGAGACCATACGTTATTGTCAATTTTAGAACGGTATGTTTTCCCGTCCTCCGTGCAGCAGTCACCCTTGTTATAGGGGCTTGTACTGATGGAAATAAAAGGAAGCGCCTTTTCTGGGTCGGCACTCCAGGCAAAGCCCCACTGGGCGGGCAGTTCTTCCGGCTCCTGGGTGTAAATCGTGCTGTCATACACTTGCAACAGCTTCACCACACGCCCAGCCGAAGACCGGCAAATAAAGCCAACGGGCCGGGAAAGCATATTGGCGTTTTTACACGCCGCCGCAAACTCCGGGATCTTCTGCGTCGCCCGGTTCAGGTCCGTGCCGGTCATATCACCGGCATTTGCTTGCAGCGCCTGGGCATCTGCCCGGCCCTGATTGTACATAGCTTTTTTCCGCTCTTCTTGTGTCACAGGCTGTCAACTCCTTCCCGGTAGGCGGTGTCCAGTTCCTTTAACTGTTCGTCACTGCTGCCGCTCTGGGCTTTCATTTCTTCAATCTTTGCCAAAATGGCCGCTTTTCTTTCCTCAATTGTCACAGCCCCAACGCCTCCTCAATGTCAGATAATGCAGCTTCCAGCGCTGCGGCCTGCTCCCGCTCATAGGCCCGCTGCGCCGCGTCCAGCTCCGCCCAGGGCTTCCAGGGAGTAATCATTTCGCCCCGGAACACCGTGCCGTCCGCTGCCGTCCAGGTCTTCCCGGCTGGAACAAAGCGGTAGCCCTCGATATAGGCGGCGCACATGCCATCAAAAAAATCGGTTTCAACAGCCGTAAGACCGTCTGCTGCCTGAGTATGGCACTTGAATTCATCATCAATATAGACTTTCATCGAATCACCTCACGTCATCCAGGCCTTTGTGATATAGACGCCTGCCGCGACGCCTGCTCGCGACGCATTTGTGCTTACATAATGACTTCCGGTTATATTCGATATATCTATGACGACTTCCTTGACATTGACAACATTATACGCGGTATTAAGTAAAGCCGATGCAAGAAATGTGCCGTTTCCTGGATTATCCGAGACGCCAACGGCATGTCTGATGTTAAGTGCGGAGCCCTCAGACATGTATTCGCCGTATCCGCCGCCAATCACGTGCAATTGCGTATATGATGACATATCGATTGGTTTTACTGTGCCGATTCTAGTGGTATAAGAACTCTGTCCATAAAGGTAACCATTGGGTTCCGTGAGAGAACCAGCGTAAGATTTCCACCCACCGGTTACACTTTTATATTGATTTCCGCTATCATACAGCTCGCCAGCCCAGGCGCTTGCAATGTGTACCCAGGTCCCGGACAGGTACATATACGCATCCACCCGGTTCCACGCGCCGTCGGCATAGACGTTGACCTGCGTGATGATCCCGTCCCCCGTGGCACTGAACCAGATCAGCCCCTCAAAAGGCACTTCCGGCGCGGCCTCCGCAAAGACGTACTTCTTCCCAGCCTTGTCGGATTTTACCCAGATCATATTCTCCTTTGGCTTCACCGGTTCGGTAAGGCCAGAAACGACCGTCAGTCCGGTGCCACCACCGCCAAAAACCGCATTTGTGCGTCCGATCATGTAGCCGCCCCCCTCCAACAGATAATTGTGGGTATCGTGATTGCGGATTCCGATACATCGGCAGCGTAGATATACACGCCGCCGTTGTAGCACTCCGCCACCGGCGCAAAGCTGTTGTCAGCCATTGCCGCCAGCCCGAACACCACATCGGGAATCATCGCCGCCGTTACGCCGCTCAGCGCCACTGCTGCTCGGTACGGGTAATCCTCATATGTGCTGTCTTCGGCCCAGGCCGATACAGCAACCACCGTATTGGCAAAGGCCAGCTTCTTAAGCTCCACAGCTGTACCGGCTTCCAGGGCTGCCAGCTCTTGGGCCAAACTATCCAGCAGGGCCGTGTACTGGGCATTGATAGTTGTGGTGTCGATGGATAGGCCATCCGTTACCAGCCCGCAGGCAGCCGGGTCAAGCCGTTCGTCTGTGATCATGCTTGCCGTTACCGCCGTGATGCCAGCCCCTACGGCCACCCGTGCAAGACTGATCTGCCGGACGGTGCTGTTGTTGGTCAGCGCAGGGGCTTCCGGTGTGCTGGACGCTGTGCCCTTCTGCACCTTGATTTCCGGCAGGTCAACATAGTTCGTGGTTTTCCATTCCACAATGACCCGGTCGATTCTGTCCAGCGCTCCATCCGCAATGTCAATGGGCAGCTGAAGCAGCGCCCCATCGTTTTTCAGGGTGTCGTTCCACCAGACGATTCCGTTCCCGCCCGCATCGGTCAGCCAGCCCGTGCCGTCCGTCACTGTGACAGCCATGCCGGGCGTTTCCAGCGCCGCTACAGCGGCATTCTCCGCCGCCGCAAAAACGCCGGAAGTCCGCCCGTGGAGCCAGCGCATGACGGTTTCAGCGCCTACATACACGTCCTGATTGTTGGGGAAAGATTTGATATTAGCCATTCAGTTTCAACGCCTCCAATGCCGTTAAAATAGGTTCTCCAAGGGTGACTTCCGTCTTCTCCCCTGTGGCGTCAAGGGTGTATTTGATGCCCGTGACCCGTGCGTTAAACTCCACGCCGTACCTGATGGACACGCAGGAAACAATATCCCCCATGTCATACAGCCGCCCGAAGTCCTCCGGGTCAATCGTGACAGTGAAGCTCTTCCGCCGGATCTGCTCCTTCAGGGTGTCCATAGCGTCCGAAATCACCCGCTTTTTCATAGCGGCGAAGTCCTCCCCGCCCTCCGGGGACAGACTGGAATCGATCCACAGCTCCCTGGCACTGACCCCGCAGGTGCCCACAAGGTGCATCTGCACGGTGTCCTCCCAGTCCCAGCGGACGAACGCCGTTGTATAGAAGGTGCTGTCATCGTCATTGCAAATCAGGTCTTTTGCCGTCCCCTGCTCAGTCGAGAAAACAACCCTGTGAATGCCCTGCGTCCGGTCAATCCCCTTGAAGACCTCGAACGTCCACTTTTTTGTGGTATCGTCCCATAGCATTCGCCGCCCCAGTTCGCCATATTCAAGGACAGGGGTCAGCTCATCCAGCAGCTGCCCGCCATAGACAACGCTTTCATCTACATCCCTGGTGGTTTCGTCATCCCCTTGGTAAGTTTCTTCCAGCCCCTTGACCGGGGCCGTCTGGATTCTGCTTTCCAGCCCCCGCAGGTTGCCGTTGACGGCCTCATACACGCCGCTTTCAATGTTGGTGATCTTCGTCTTTGCGGACGCTACCCGGCGATTCAGGATTGCTTCCGCCGTGTAGCCGTTGGCCGTAATGCGGCGGTAGAATGTGTCGATTTTGACGTTGACCAGGATATAGGTCAGCTTCCGGTCGGTGTCGTAAATGACATTCCCCACTTTCAGGGCCTGAATATTGTGGTCATCAACGGGGGCAACCAGCATCAGCTTCCCGATATCGTTGTAGAATGCCGTCATGGTGATGCTGATCGCGTGGGTCAGGCCGTACCGGGTGGAAAAGTCCTCCGGGTAAATCTCGATGCTCACAGCGCCACCCCCACAACTTCGGTCGCAAAGTCAATATCAACCTGCAAGTTGGGCAGGCCCGTTTCTGCCTCCGGCTTCAGTACATTGTCGCCAACGTTCAGCGAAAACAGATTGCTGGACAGGCTCAGAGCGCCCCGGCATTCCCCATCTACAGAGGATTCCACCGTTGTCCGGTCGTGGGTGATCCGCACCACCAGCCGTTCCCCCGCAATCAAAGACTTGCTGATAAGCAGGAATTTCCCGGTCACAGCATTGGTGATCTTGGGATTCGTCACAGCGTCCTTCGCTCGGAAGGTCACCGTGAAGGGGCACGGAACCTGCCCACGGTTTGGCACGTTCACCCACTTCGTTTCAAACAGCTGCCCGAAAGCATACTCCCTGGAGATATTCCACGGGAACTTGAACAGCGGCTTGATGCCCGCCAGGGTGACCGATGCCGTATCGTCCTTGCACCAATACGGGTATGCAGCAGTCAGCGTGAATTGGAACTGCGCTCCCCAGCGCTTGGCCTCCACCGTGGGCGTGGCCGTAGGCCGGACAACCAGATACAAATCATCGGCATACAGCCGCCCGCCGATATCGGGCCGAATGACCGACAGCAGCCGTCCCTTGCCCTTGGCCTGTGCGTCCCCCACCAGATAGCCCGTGATATTCACGGGCCGGGGCTGCACATTTGCGCTTTGCACGGTTGCGCCGGTCTGGTTGATTCCCTGGGCCGTGGACAGATTCACCGTAACGGTATCAACGCCGGTTGGCTTGTTGATTAAAAAGCCCCCGGCATAGTCGAAGGTCACGCTGTCCCCCTGATCGTTCACATAGCGGAACAGCTTGGAAAGATTGTTGAAATTTTTCACGTTGCCCACCTCGCAATTTCCCAGTAGGCCGCAGTCGCCGCTGCGATTTCCGCCGGGGTCTGGGGCACAGCCTGGATGTTCTGGACGATGGTCACGCCGCTGCTGCTCCTGCTGCCGCCGTGCTGCAAGGGCGCAGCGTCCGCAGCCCCGGAACGCTTCCCGGCTCTCCATGCTCTGGCCTCTGCCGCCGTAAGGACAGCTTCGCCCTTGTGGAGCCGTGCGGGGTATTCATCGTATGGCACGTAGTCCAGGCCGTCCTTATGGCCGAAAGCAACCATAGCGGGATTCGAACCGCTTCCACCACGGTCTCCCCCGCCTCCGCTTCCGCCTCCGCCACCGGCAACCACATTCACGGTCATGGTAATGGTTCCGATAGCGGCTTGCAGGGCGCTTGTCAGCTTGCTGCCAAGGTCAGACATAGCCTGTACTGCCGTGTCTCCACCCTCTGCAAGAGCGTCCCTGAAAGCGCTCATAGTAGCCGCTGCCGCCGCTCCGGCCTCCCCGGACTTGTCCCACTCACCAACCTCCGAATTAAACTGTTCGCCCAGCTCTGTCAGCTTGTTCCCAAGGTCGGTGATACCCTCAGTCATGGATAGGGTCAGGCCGTCCCGGCTCTCTTCAAGCTGGGATTGCAGCCCGGTCAGGTTCTGAACGATCTGCTGCCCGCCCTCAGAGGTTGCGCCGCCCGCCTTGTCCATTGCATCCACAATCGCTTGGGCATAGGCCGCACCGTCAGCGCCCATGGATTGCAGCTGATTGGCAAAGCTGCCCAGGCCCGCTTCCGTCAGGGTCTGGATATTCTGGTTGTAGGTCGTGAAGTAGTCAATCTGGGACAGCATCCCGTCCGTCATGTCTTTCAGGGAGACTTTAGCTTGTTTCGCCACCTTCTGAAAGGGGGAGAACCAGCCGTCAATATTCTGGGAAATCTGGTTGTAGACGGAAACGGCGTTGTCCATCAGCTTTGTGACGGAATCCGTGTAATTGTTCGTGATTTCTTGCAGCCGACTGACGGGCTGTTCCGTAGCCTCTGCCGCCTCCGCCATTGTGTACGCGCCTGTTTCAATAATCTTTTTGAAATTATTGTACTGGGCTTGTGCCAAACTGTATGCGTAATCATCACTTTTCGACCACTCCGTTCCGGCGTTATCCCCGGAATAGCTGTCATTCAAAGCATCAATTGCGGCCTTTGCCTTTTCCATCCCCGCTACAGCCTCTTCATAGGTCGTTGCGGACACCTGCGACTGTTCATCAAATTCCTTGACGTACTCGCTGGCATGGTGGAAAGCAAGGCCCAACGCTCCTACCGTTACGGCCCCAATTGCTACAGGCCCGGCAATACTTCCGGCCCCCATTGCGGCAAACGCCAATTCAGCCGCCGTTTTAAGCTGCCCAAAAGCGTTTATTGCTTTCACAATGGCAACTCCGGCAAGCGTGGTTCCCAAAGCAATGGCAACATCCTCAACGACCCCGAGGTAGCTGTCGAAATTCGTAGTCAAATCCTGAATGATCGGAATCAGCCTGCTCAGAAGCGGATCGCCTACACCGGCCAGAAACTGCCGCCAGGTCTCCTTCAGGTTTCCGACAACATTTTCAAAGCCGTCTGCCTCTCTGGAAGCCTGCCCCATAGCACCGGAAAGCTCCTGTGCGTCCGTAACCATTTTCAGAAGCGTCTGCTGCTTCTGAATCTCGGTCAAATCCTGGTATTTCTGGCCGAACAGCTCCATCGCAGCCGCGTTTCTGGTTGTTTCCGTACAAGAAACACCCAGCGCCGCGTCATTCGCAAAATTGCCCTTCAAGAAGGAATGCAAAGATTCTGTCGCGTCTTCCAGACTGATATCGTAGTATGCCGCCGCGTCAGCCGCAGCGGTCAAGGCAGTTTGCATCAGGTCAAGAGCCTGTGCGCTGTCCGCGCCGGACGATTTCGCAAAAGCGTATATTTTCGTTCCGGAATCCTGAAGCCGTGTCGCCACAATGCCGGTTTCCTCGGCGATCGTGTTCAGAATGCTTCTGGCCGTTTTTGTCAGGTCTTTACCGCCAACGGAAAAAGTCTGCTGGAACTGCGCGTTGGATGCTTTGACCTCTGCCGCCGTTTCCACGCAGGTCTTTCCGAAGGCAACGATTCTGTCAACAGCGAAATACGTTGCGACCATTGACCCGATTTTGGAAAACGCGCCGGAAATGACGTTACTGGACTCTTCGGCGCTTCCCGCAACATCCGAAAGCGAAGTGTCAAATTTGTTTGCTTCCTTCTCCGCCTCCGACAATGCTTCCTTATTTTCCTTTAACTCTTTGGAAAGGCGGTCGATTTCCTGCGCGCACTCTTTCGCTTCTTTTGAATTCTTACCCTGGGTCAGGTAAAAATCCTGATATTTCCGCTTCAAAAGGTTGATTTTGTTCTGCTGGGTGTAAATAGCGTTGGTCAGCTTCTCGGTGTTCTGGCCGAAGCTCTCAAAGGCCGTTCCCGCTTTTTTTGCGCTTTCAGACGCTTTCGAAAGGTCGGCCTGTGCCTTGTCCACTCCTTCCAGTGCAATCTTTCCCATCAGCGTAAATAAATCCAATCCCCTTCACCTTCTTCCTGTGAAAATAAAAAAGCCGCCCAAGGGCAGCCGTCTACAGCTCCCCCGGCGGTACAAAGTTCAGGATTTCCCGGGACTGCTGAATAATCGATGCAAGGTCTTCCCCGCCGGTCTCCGCGGCGCTGTCCGGTTCCAGGGATTCCCGGAATTCTGCATATGACTGTTCAAAGTCCTTATGCAGCCAAAGTTCCCATAGCGCTTGTTCCTCTGTTTCCTCGTTCTTGATGGCCACAACCTCGCAAATAAATTCGTAAAGCCGCCCGCAACGAATCATCCGGTCAAGCAGGGGCAGCGGGTCAGAATACCGCTGGAAAAGCAGGTCAATAAAGCGAATATCGCCTACTTGAACAGCCTTGCAGCAGCCCCGAAAAAATCCTTGAATTCCTCTTTCTTGATGGTGTCAACCACCATATTCATGAAAACGGGCATAGGCAGGGCGGCAATATCCTTCGCACTCATGCCGGACAGGCCGGACAGCAGCTTGTAAATATCGGCCTTGCATTTGGGCAGGTTGGAAAAAATCACATCCGCAATGTTCACGGCAATGGTGATGCCGATGGCCGCCGCGTCCGGCTTCTCTCCCTCCGCTTTCTCGCCCGTCATGGCAGCAATAGCGGCTTTCACATCATCGGATTCAAACGCCGCCTTGAATTCCTTCAGGCCAATGCCGGAAATGATCTTGAACATGGGGAAAACATCGTCAGCAGTCATTTCCCGCAGCGTATAGGCTTTTTCTTCGCGCATTGTAAAACCTCTTTCTGGTTAGATTGGTTTAAGGCCGGGTTGCCCCGGCCCTGTGTTGCTGTCAGGAAGCCTTGGGATAGTAAATATGCCAGGGCAGCTTATCCTGGTCGGTGGAATCGCCGAATTCGGCGTAACTTTCGAAGGTGTACTTGCCCGCAGCACCTTCCTTGTTCTTGCCCTCATGCTCAAAGCCGGACGTGCAAAGGGCGTTTTCCAGAATGGCAATGATATACTTGCCGCTTAGGGTCTTGCCCACAAAGGCGATATTCTCCCAGTAATCGCCCTCGGCAATCTCCGTCTTGGATTCGATTACGTCATAGGTGGTGTCCGCAGACGTGCCCGCTTGGCCCAGAGTTGCCGCCTGGATAATATCCTTGGTCAACTCCGCAAAGTTGATTTCCATAGTGGCCGTTTCGCCGGTCTTCTGGGCCATGCCCTTGGACTTCACACCGATACCGTCAACTTCAATGTTGGCGATTTCGGGGACAATGGAAACCTTGGAACCGCCGTTGGTGGCGCCAACAAGGGATTCCGCAAAGTTCCAGGAACCGGAACCGCCGCCGGAACCTGCCGTATACTTCAGGCCCTTGTGAATCGTGCCAGCGCCGAAAACGATATTGCCCGGGGTCTTGTTGGTAACGCCGGACTTGCCAAAAATAGCCAT